ATAAAAAAAGTAAAGGTCTCCTTTTGAGAGACCTTTTATTGACAGATTTTTTATTATTTGATTAGTAAACTAATATACATCTATCCATTCTCAATGAACAAGTGATAGATGCAATATCATCTCTTGAATAGTCTAGTTCATTAAAGTTTAAGTCGGTGATAAAAGTACCTTGAAGTATCCATTTTTCAACCACAACCCCCGTTGGGTCTAACATTTCTAATTCAATGTCTTTTTTATAACCAGCGGCATAACCCATACGACCTGTAACTGATTCTGCGTGTAAACGGAACCACTCCATTAATGCCTGAGCGGCTGAAGGTCCAATTGGGTCTTTGAAGGTTACTCTTATTTCGTTCCATTCAAATCTACCAGCAACATATGTTGATGTGTTGATAAACGGAATCGCAACTGAATTAATTTTTGCACTTGGTCTAGCACTTGAGGTTACATACCATTCGTTGATACCCAATGATGAGGGAAATCTTAATATGAATCGGTTAACTCTCTTCGGTTCGTAAGGAACCGGCATTTTCATTAATAAATCTGCCATGTCAATATTTGTTTTTTATTTTTTTTATTGTTAATCTTTCTTATAAATATCCTGTATCTGAAAAAACAAAAAAAATCTTGTTCATCCCTTGATTATGTCAAAATAATTTCGTATTTTTTCCATACTAGTACTAGATGCTAGTAAATATAGAACTAGATTAAATAAACTAGAATAACTAGAAGCAAATAAACTAGAACTAGAATACTGGTGCATATACTGGGTAATTTATAATTTTATTTTTTTTATATTTTAATATTTTTCTGTGGAACAAATAATATCAACGTTTCACGTGGAACATAAAATAGGGAGGGTTTCCCCTCCCCTTTTTATTAGATATTGTCAAATGATGCTCCTGTTGGTGTGATTATGAACTCAACATCGATGAATTCAAGAGCTCTTGTTGGTTTAATATAAATTTTACCTCTCAAAGTATTAGCGTCAATGTCCTCAGGGTCGTTTGAAACCGTTACACGGAATTCATATAAACCTCTTTCTCTCTTGATTGCGTCTAATATTGGGTTTACCAATCTCAAGAACTCGTTACGAACTTGTTCATCGTTTTGTTCAAATAGTAATCTAACTGCCACCGCTGAAATCAATTTTCTTGCTCTCAACAACAATCTTCTTACGTTAATTCTATCCAATGCTGATTCACGAACTTGAAGAGTTTTGTTACCCCAAATTATTGTTCCTGTATCTGCGAATGTTGCGATAGGGTTGATTCGAGCTTTGTATAGGTCATCTCTTTCATCCAAAGTTAATTTCTTGAAAGCTTTGATAGAGTTAACCAAACCTCTTGAGTAACCCGCTACTGCGAACCAAGGGAAGGATACGTTATCTGTTAATGCGATATTTCTTAATACTTCACCTGTTGGTGGAAGATATAGTTGTACTGCGTTATCCACGTCTCTAACTTGAATCCAAGGCCAGTATGTTGCTGAATAGTTACTATCAATTGCAACTCCGTCCAATGCGTCTATAATTTCGTCAGAAGTACCATAGTTTGGTGGTGATATCACATAAAGTGAATCCGCTCTGTCTTCTTCAATCATATCAATTGCGTATGATGTTAAAGAACTATGGTCGTAGAAGTTAATACCCGGTGTTGAGAATATATTGATGTCAACCGCCTCAGGGTTTGCAAAAGTGTCAATACCTCGAGTATAAGCGTAGTAGTCAGAGTTTCCTGATACCGTACTAAACACCCCTCCGTTTGTGGTATTACCACTTGTGTAGGTAGTTTTACCAAAGATATAACCATCACCGTAAGTTCTTACGTTTCTGTAGATATCCCATCCATCAAATCCACCACCTGCGGCGAATGTGAATTTACGATAGTTAATATTTGTCAAAACGTTGGTTGCTCCACCTGTTTGACCTTCTAAATCATATGATGTAGTTAAGAAGGTAGTACCTGTAATAGTAGATGCGTTTGTTGATAAGTGGAAACCTTTAGTTGTTCCCGCAGCTCCTGTTCCTTTGAATTTAAATAAATCCCTATCGTATGTTGATTTATTAACTGGACTTGATAAACCAAAGTAAACCTTTCTCACTTTATCTCCTGAAGATAAAATAGGTGTTCCGTCCGCTTCGTATCCTGTTGTATCACCAGCGTCATAGAATTCTGTTTTATACATTACTGAACCTAAAGTTTTAGTTCCAAATGATGTGTTGTTCACAAATCCTTTGAAACCGCTAGGGTATGCGTCAATCGGGTGGTCATTTGCCATCGATAACATAATGTACCTTGAACGTAATTCGTATTCACCATCAGATGTACCAACTTTTTTAGCCACATAACCAGGTAAGTCAGGATTCATATTACATCTTGAGAATTTTTCAAGAACTACGATATTATCGTCAGTATCGTTGAAGTCACGAACAATTAAGTCGAAGTCACCAGTGTTTACATCTATGTTGATGATTGAAACTTTTACTTCAAAGTTTGCGCTTTCACCATCAGATACGGTGATAACATCAAATAAATCATCAACCTCACCACCTCTAACTTCAGAAACAACAGTTGGTGTCATTGGTGTATCCCATGAGGTTAAGAAGTTGTTACCTTCTGTTTCATATACTTCAGTTAAACTTAAACCTCTAATGTATCCTTGTTCATATGCTCTTACGAGATAATTTGGATATGATTCATAAACATAAATTGGTACTTCACTTTTTAGTTTGTCATAAACATCAACCCCAAATACTTTAGTTACATATTTTGAAGATGCGGTATCCATACTACAAGTGAATGATTTAGCACCACTTGTTGAACCCGTAACACCCACTGTAAACTCAGCTAATGGGTTTGTGGTGATACCTGTTCCTGTAATTTGGAAATTAACGTCTGTGGTTGTTTCTAAATTTAATGTTTGACCATTATAAGAACCTCTTGGTCTAAACGCTAAAACTATTTGTCCATCGTATGCAGTATTCAATGTACCGTTATATGTGTATTTGGTTACATCGAATCTACTTGTACCACTATTGTAAACAAATAAGTAAGAATAAACTTCTGAACCACTTGTGTTACAAAGTACGTTGTACCATTCTTTGTTATTGTTGTTACTTGCGTTATCTAAACCTGTTAAAGGTGAAACTTCTTCAATTGATGATGTTTGACCACTTGTTCCTGATGTTGGTACTTCACCCATAACAAACCATTGACCATGGTTTGCAGAAGTGTTACCACTAAAATTCGCAACAATGTAGTCGGTGATGTAGTTACCATCAACTGATATCTTATTAGATAATTCACTATAAATTGTACTTGCAGTAATCGTAGTGGTTGTTGCTGACATTGTTAATCCAGCGGTTGTTCCACTGAATGTACCTAAAGTCACACCACCTATTGTTTGTACACCGAATGTTTTAACTGGTTTGTAACCTGTTAAACCTAAAATTCTTGTAACAAATAATTGATTAGATTCTTCTAAATAAGATTTTGCGAAGTACGGTAACTCATATCTTGGGTTGTTATTGTTGTCCTTTAGTGGACTTGTTCCCCCAAAATATGACTTGAATTCGTCAAAATTTGTTATTAATACAGGTTCAAAAGCGGGACCTTTTAAGGTTTCACCCACCAAACCTAACGTGCTCACCCCAACACTTTGTGCTACGAATGTTAAGTCTTTTTCAGATGTATATACACCCGGAGATACAAATACTCTATTTGAATTTGCCATTTTTAATTTGTTTGGTTAATTAATTTTATTTCTTTATCAATAAATATCTTTGTTTTTGGGAAAGATTTCCTTGATTTTTTTTAAAATGATACTTATAGATACTAATTTATCTTTTAGTATCGATATTTATCTTTATTATGGAAAAACCCTTTAAAAACATTAAGGTAGGTGAAAAACATCACGAAATTTTAAAAGAGTATTGTGATAAAAACGGATTGAAAATTTATAAACTAATTCATAAATGGATTGATGAAAATTGTAAATCTTCAAAACAAAATGATGGTCCTAAAAAAAAGGATATCTACGGGGATTAGTTAAAAGTCGAACCCGTTGTAAAAGTGTATTCGTATTTTGACCTCCCTATCGTATCGATATTAACATCTTTAAATGATGTTGTACCTGATAACTGATTGTAATTTTCTATAATAGTGTATTCGGTCGTTCCCGATAATTGATTTCTCTCAATGAATAATCTTACAGATTGCGTAATTGGGGTCCCTGTTGTAACTAAAGAATCGGTAAAAGTAATTTCTACAGTCTTATCAACTTTATATTGTGATGTTGCGGTGTAGTTTGCAATAATTGACCCATTAGTGTATTCACTTTGTATTGTGATATTATTGGTTTTTCTCTTAACAGGATATATTGTTCTTAAATCAGGTTCAACCATTGTGATACTCCTATTGATTGCTGGTGAAACTTCAAATTCTTCATCATCAATTAAAAACCCTAACATGGTAAACCCATAATTTTGAATATAGAATCTTCTACCATCGAGTGTATCCATTGGTGTGTTATCCTCAATTCTATCCATTACAATTGGAATGTAATGACCTTTAACTCGTGTATACGCTTGTCTTGATGAGAATTTTTGTAAAACTCTTTGATTGAATTTATTTATGTCTCTAAATTTTGTACATACAATTGTTACGTCAAAACTTATGTCTACCGCTATAGGTTGTGGTATTTTATAAATGTCCGCACCCATTTGATTCCCATCCCAAGTAGGTACTGACGCATAGAAAAAATCTCTTCTATCTGGTATGGTTCTTTGTATGGATGGATTCGTACCCAATTGTACATCGGGTTTTCTAACAACGGCAATAAAAGGTAATTTTAGATTACCATCTTCATCACTAAAAGACCAATTATTAGTATACTCCGACCATCTTTGAATTGTTAAAATTTTAGGAATCATTGGGATTTGTTCACCATCAGAAATTACTTTAAAATTTTCTTTAACAAATTCTAACATACCCAAGTCAAGGTCATCGTGCAATATTGAATCAGGAAGAAAGGTATCAGATTTAATAATTTCTTCTAATAACTCTTTTCGTCTTCCTGTTATTGCAGGACCATCAGTGTTTTGGTTAACACCGTATACTTTGATATCATTTTTTCTTTTAGGTAATCCCATAATTAAATTCCTCTAAATTCGGATTCTTGAGCAATAGCACAAGTAATTGTTCTGTAATGAGGTCTAAATCCAAACATATTGTGTTTATTATCTGAAGTTACTTTACCATCATTAACAACGGTGTAGTATCTAATTTTATCTTCAGATTCATGATAACCAATAAAATCACCATATCTGATGTCAATATCCATTTCTTCCAAATGTTTGATGTAGACAGAAACAGTCATATTACCAGGTTCCAAATACCTATTTACACCTTTTGTATATGAAGCGTTTTTCGGTTCTTCAATTTTAACTAAACCAAAAAATTCAGTCGGAGGTAAGAATTTGATTTGGTCCTTACCAACCTCTCCGTAAACATCGTCCGTGTCGGTCTTCTGTCTATCAACCCTAAATAGAACTAATTTCATACCCAAATCACCATGCAAGTATTCTTCCCCTAACTGAACATTTAAATCAAAATCAGTTTGAGAGAAAAATTTACTTAATCTTGTTATAGGTAGTTTATTACTCATTTATTATAAATAGTTCATTTATTGATTCTATTTTGGTATATTTAAGTTATTGTATGCATAATAAGGTTCCTGAAATAGAGGCGAGGGAAATTTTATCTACTTACGAAGGTTTTAACAACCAATTAATTGAGTGGAAAAGAAAGTTAATTGAATTAAAAGGTTTTCAATTAACAAGACCCCAAGCCGAGTATGTTTTAAAGTACCACGAGGTTGTTCCCCGTGTTGCTAAAAAATATATTAATATTGTTGAGGGGTTTGGCGAAAAACTTATGGAATCTAAACACCTAACAAAACCACCTGAAAAAATTTGGTGTGAAAAATTGTTATGCGAAAGTGAAATGGCATACCATATATGGGGTAAAGTTTTTGAAACTGAAAAAAATTACTCTATGTGGTTACCCAAATCCGCAATCATTCAAGAGGAAAAAAAATTAAACAGGGAGGTTGATTATTCTCCATATGATAAAAGACCACCGTTACCCCATCAAAAAGTTGCAATTGAAAAGTTATTGGCTAATGATAAATTCATTTTGGCTGATGATATGGGATTAGGAAAAACCACATCTGCAATTATTGCGTCTTTAGAAAGTGGTGCAAAAAAGATTTTGATAATATGCCCCGCATCGTTAAAAATAAATTGGCAGAGAGAAATTGAGAACTACTCAAATAGAAAAACACTAATTGTTGAAGGACGTAAATGGGGGTCAACTTTTGATTATTACATTATCAACTATGATATTGTAAAAAATTACCATTCAACAGAAACACCTGAAATTGGTCAGGAAAATAACAATTCAATTATTAATGAAAAATTTGATTTAGCAATTGTTGACGAAGCTCATTACATTTCAAACACCACGGCACAACGAACTAAATTAATTAACGATATTTTAAAAAACATACCGAAAGTTTGGTTACTTACAGGTACACCAATGACATCAAAACCAATTAATTATTATAATCTTTTAAGAATAGTTAATTCAAATGTCACATTAAATTGGCAGGGTTATGTTAGAAGGTATTGTGGTGGATATCAATTTACTGTAAACAAAAAGAAAATTTGGAACACAGGTGGTGCAACTAATTTAGACGAACTTAGAATGAGAACTAAAAATCTTGTTTTAAGAAGAATGAAAACCGATATATTGGATTTACCAGATAAAATTATTACCCCAATTTTCTTAGATTTAAAAAGTACATATTACGATGAAGAATTAGAAGATTTTTTAAGGATTACAAGTGAAGCGAAAAATAAAGAATCTTTGAGTATTACTATAAATCGTTTAATGAAAGTAAGACAAATTGTTTCACAGGAAAAAATTAATTATACCTGTGAACTAATTGATAGATGTTTGGAACAAGGAAAAAAAGTAATCGTGTTCACAAACTTTACCATGTCTTTAGACACGTTACATGAGAAGTATAAGAAAAACTCTGTAGTATTGGATGGTAGAATGTCTAAAGAAAAAAGACAACAATCTGTGGACCGTTTTCAAAATGAAGACAAGGTAAAGATATTCATCTCGAATATCGTGGCCGGCGGTGTTGGTATCACCTTAACTGCGGCCGAGGTTGTAATTATGAATGACTTATCGTTTGTACCCGCTCATCACAGTCAAGCTGAGGACAGGGCTTTCAGATATGGACAAAAGAAAAATGTATTGGTTTACTACCCAATATTTGAAAACACTATTGAGAAAATAGTGTACAACATGTTACAGAAGAAAAAGAATATTATTGACCAAGTTATGGGTGACGGGGATTTCTCAGAGAGTTTCGCCCAATCACTTCTCAAAGAGATTCTTTAATGTATTCATCATAAAGTCAATGTCTTCTTGTTTTTTTGAGATGTTTTGAATTATCTCCACCCAAACATTGTAAATTTTTTGAATATCAAAATCTTCACTGTTTGAAGGTAGATTGACAATAACTTTATTTTCATCTTTAATAAAATTCAGATTCGTTTCCTCAGAAACTTCAAGTACAAACTCAACCTCATTTTTAGAACAATACATAAAAAACTCAAAGAAAATTTTTGAGTTAAACATGTCATCAATTTTTTCTTGCATCAATATGTTGTTTTTATTATATGTATACCAACCGTCCGATTGATTTATTATGGTATCTTCCTTTAGATATAGAAAAATCATTTTATCAGGACTAACTGTATTGAATTTGAAATTGTAATTCAATGATACTAATACCAAAAAGTCAATACCCTTACCTATATAATCTTTTACATCTATAATGTTTTTAAAACTGTTCCCTTGAAACTTTACAACTTTACTTTGTATTTTTTTTACTTTTGTTTCGTCTTCAATATTAATGGTAAACAAATCACATCCATTAACCATGTCAATTGACGAACCTCTAACTAAAGAGGTTCTATATATTTTAGCGGTCTTTATATTTTTTTTGAAGTGATACTCAATACAAAGTTCACCATAAGTTCCTGAACCGATTGTCTTGGATGCTACGTGAAAAAGTTCATAAAGAAAATCACTTGGACCAAGTAACCTATGGTCAACAAACACTCTGTCTTTGTAATGTCTCAACCATTTAAAATAATTCTTTATCTCCTTTTCAACATAATCAGGTGAATTATTTTCAAAAACAATTTCAGTTAATGGTTCGCCATTCATCCATAAAAAGGTCTTTTATTGGACCTTTTATTGTACAAATTCTTTTTATGTGGTTTTCAATGTTTCTTAGATTCCCGGTAGAATACATCAGTATTTAGAATATTAAAACAAATATACAGATATTTATTGGTAAATCAAAATAATGGCAACAACTGTAATTTCAAATGCTGAAAAACAAAAACTTTACACTCAAGTTTTTCACTTATTAGGTTTACCGGTGAGAGGTGTTGAACTTACGGAGGAACAAATGGATACCTTTTTAGAATTAGCGGTATCGGAGTATGAACAATATGTGAGTGATTGGTTAATTGAATCACAGTGGTCAGCACTCGCTGGATTAAATGTTGATACTCAATCTTTAACCAGAGCTTTTACAACAAGAAGTTTAGATTACGAAACACAATATACTCACTCTTATTCTAAAATCGTTGGTCTTCAAACAGGTGGTGATAGTGAATTAAAAAAAGATTATTTCTCATTAACCGCTAACACTCAAACATATACGATTCCTGCTGGTAGAGAAATAAACGAATTATTATGGTTCTCAAGAGCGGAATTAACCGATTCTATCGTTGACCCATTTTTAGGTGGATTTGGTGGTCTTGGTGGTGTTGCGTTCGGTGGAGTCGGTGGTTTTGCACAACAAGGTTCTTCGGGTTCATACTTTATGTTACCTGCCTATGACTTATTGTTAAGAATGGGTGATAGAAATATCAAAAACCGATTAATAGGTGGAGATTTGACATACAGAATTACTGCAGGACCAAATGGAACTAAAATAGTTCACTTATACAACGTACCTGGCGGTCGATTTGATTTTGGTTCAATACAGAATAACAGACAAAAAGTTTGGTATTGGTATTATGATACCACATCTCTTGATACTTGTTTAGATAAAAACAATGGTATTGTTAAACTACCATCAGATGTTGAAACTGAAGAGTTAACATGGGATATGTTAAATAAACCCGCACAAAACTGGGTTAGAAAATATCTTATCGCGTATTCAAAAGAAGGTTTAGGTAGAATATGGGGTAAGTTCTCAGGAGATTTACAAGTACCTGATAGTCCAATAAAACTTGATTATTCATCTTTACTACAAGAAGGAAAAGATGAAAAATTAAAACTTGTTGAGGAGTTAATGACTAGATTAGAAAGATTAAGACCTGACAAATTATTGGAAAGAAAAGGAATGGAAGCTGAAAACCTAAATAAGGCATTAAAGTACAGACCATTCCAATCCCCATTCAATGTAATTTAAATGTTTGTTGCGTGGTACGCAAAATCATTTCCATTTGTTTGAATTATTTCATCCTCATTACTTTTAATACTTTCAGCTTGAAGAGCAACAACTTTTCTATTTAAATCAACCCAATAAGGGTCTGCTAATTTTAAACTGTCTTCAACGTACATATAGAACGGGTCTCTGTTCACTCTATTCCAAAACAAGACCTCACTATCTGATAAAGTCATAACCTCATCGTATTTGTCTTGACCATCTTCTTTGAGTGGAAACCCACTTACTAACTCACATTGAGTTCTTGTAAAGTATTGTCTGTCTTCAGGTTTTTCAACCAAAATATCGTGACGTATTTCAGGACTAAACACCACCAAAAGAGGTTCAATTCTTTTATTGAAATTTGTTAGATATCTTGCAACATTATAGTCACCCGTCATATCAGGATTATTACTCAATTCTTTTTCGGATATCATGTAACAATTAATTTCAATATAATCAGGCGGTACTGGTTTATTGTATTTTAATAAAAATTCTTCTTGGTATTTTTTAGTCGGTTTACTTATCTTTTGAACATCACCATCTGATTTTTTTGTACCATTATTGATGTAATAAATTGTCTCACCTAAAGTCGCGGGATAGTTATTTTGTATAACTAATTCCATGTGGGCTTGTCGAGACATTAAAGAACCTGCTTTTGTGGTTTTTTTGATGTGTTTTTTATAGTCTTCTACAGATTGTTTTACACGAGACTTATTCGCCATCTTAGACAATGGTATTTGTTTATTATAAATTTGTTGGACGTATCTATAATAAAGTTCAACGAAAGATAAACCATCACCATTTAATAAATGTTTCAATCCCTCATCCAAAAATTCAACAACATATTGTTGTAGTTTTTTAGATTTGATAGTATTACCAGTTAGTTTAATCTTTTCTTTTCCCTTCTTCAGAAGTTTAATGATGTAGTTCTTTCTTGATACGTTAATACACGCGGGTGCAGTATAGTCAATATCAAGACCCATTTCATTTCTCATAAAGGTATCATTGAATTCTGCAGTGTCCGCTTCGATTCCAACGTACTCTTTACCTTCTTCAACCAATTCGTTTAAACCTTTACCGATGTAAACATGAGTATCAATATCATCGGGGGTTGAGAAGTTCACACCGTCAGTATCCATAACCAAAGGTACATACCCCTTTTTCTCAAAGAACATAATCATCATACGAAGACATTGTCTTCCCGTACAAGTGATTGTCTCACCCATATTCATATCTCCCCACGGAAATACTTGAGGGGCGGAAAGTGAACCAAAATACGCGTTGATAAAAATCTTAATCGGTAATTGTTTTCTATCATACATCTCCGCCTCAATAGGATTTGTTTTAGACAATTCACCCGCAAGTCTTTTATATTTGATACGAATGTTTCGGAAATATTTTAACATCGATTTCTGAACACCCATAACATCACATTCAGGGAAAACATCGTACACCAATTGAATTGATGGATAAAGAGACGCGTAGTCAAATTTTACAATGTTTTTTGAATAGCCAACGTTTAACAATCTTGATAAACCACCAGTAATAGCTCTCTTTTCATCTTTTGTTGGTATTGCCAATCCATTTTCATAGGACCAAGCCAACATGATAATTTTCCAAAGAGTTGCAGTACCCATAGTTGCAATCCTTTCATAGGTTGTCGGTACCAATTTAGAAAGTAAAAAAGTTGATTGAGAGAAGGAATCATCCACAATCATTGTTTCGTACAAGTCATCGTCAAGATATTGTTCTACAATTCTTTCACCTGGCCAAATTTCATACTTACCGGGATACTTGTCTAAAAGATTTTCCGTTCCCGGCTCACCTATCTTTTTATATTTACCTGTTTTAGGGTTGATGTAGTAACTATCATTTTCCAAATAAATTTTAGAAATGAATGCACCATCAACATATACACGATTTGGTTTTTCTTTTTCCAAATACTGTGTAATATACTTCAAACCCCATGATTTAATTTCAGAGTTAATCGCTTGAGCTCTTCTTACGGCATGTGCAATATCAACAATATTGTGTCCCCATATTATATGTTGTGTATAAGGTTCAACCTCATTTGCTAACTTAAGAACTCCTTCTTTTTGTTTAATACCATCAGATGTTAGAATTGCGGTACACTCTTCAATATCAACACCAAGAATTTCTGCTCTTTTAAGAATAAATGGAAAGTCAAATGATGCTGAGTTATAACCACCAATAATTGTTGGTTTTAAATCTTTTATGATTTCAAAAAATTGTTCAATACATTTTTTTTCACCATCAGGACCAAAAGCGGGAATTGTTTTTTGTAAACCACGATTGTCTTTTACTCCAATAAGAATTATCTCATTGGTTTCAGGTTCAAGACCCGTGGTTTCAATATCGAATACAAACCGATGAACACCCGAGTAATCGTCAATACCTTTGAATAATCTTTTTTTCTTTTGAATCAGATATTGTTCAACAGGTGACAGTATGGTAAATAAATGTCTGAATTTTTCACCCCAAGGGTCTATTCCACCTTGCTTAAAAAAGTTAATCAATTCTCGATAACCCTTTAGACTTTTAACCAAATAACACTGACCATTTTCAAGTCTTTCGTTACCATGGGTTTCAAGTTTATCGATTATGATACCATACTCCCCCATTTTTTTCTTTTGTAAGGACTTACTTCCTTGATAAAAATTGCAAGAACTTAAGTCACCCACCCAAAGAAATGGAGTTAATGAATCAGGTTTAACAACCTTACCCCTTACAGGGTCTTGAATAATTTTGTAGATTTTGTTGTGTTGATAATCGTATTCCACCCCAACAATGAATTCTTCGGGGTCCCAACCATTTAAAAAGTTCTCGATTACCTCTTGAGAAATTACTTCTGACATATCGTATATTTTTGTTTTGACACATTTGCTTACAACACCATGTTGTAGTTCGCCTTATAACAAGTATACGAAATTACTACCACATATCAAAATATGGTAATAAATAATTTTTCCTTTATTGGAAGTATCAGTTTTGTTGTTGGATTTAAATTGGTATCTAAAAATTGTACGGTAATCTTACCCTCGTATTTACCAATTTTTGATGTTTGAGATTCTGTAAATCTGTGAGTTATATAATACTCGTCAGTGGTTTGATTGTATTTTTTATCTCTAGTTGTTATTAAACAATCTGAATTTAATATTTCAGGTTCACCCGTTTTTGCATCGTACATATCAAATGTGATGTCACAACTTTCTAACAAATCATTAAATCCCGATTTATCATTTTTACCATCATCAATTAACCTCATTTTAAGTATTGGGTCAGACGCTCCTTGTCGTATAAAAAATTCCATATTGATTAATAAATTTTATTTAATATAAAAATATCACTATAGATACTATTAAGTGGACTATTAGAACTAAACTCTACGGTAACATTTAATGTATTATTTACAGTGGTATCAAAAGTTGTGTTATTAACAGTATTGAACGCAAATCCTCCTTGAGCACCATTTGATTGTTTTGTTGTGTGGAATACTCCAAGAGAAACAATATCCGCAACACCAGCAACACCAAGCTCTCTAATTGTAAAATTAATAGAAAGTTGCCAAACGTCATCAACAGATGTGGTCATTGTTTGTGGACCACTATCCACCAATATTACGGAACCGGCTTTAATTCTAATTCTTATGGTATCATTATTTTTTGCAGATAATAAACCTCCAAAATCAGCCCT